GCTGTAGTCGCTACTTTATTGTCAGCAGAAGTCCAAGTCTCACCTGACTGTATCTCTTCAGCACTATCTAAATTATAAAATCTTGCATCTGCTTCGGTTTCTGTATAGTATCTAGCATCTAATACGTTTTGACCAGCACTAGCAGAAGGGTCTAATTCTGTTTCCGTAAAATACCTGCCATCTAAAGTACCAGTTTCTATATCTTCACTTACTATTGTGCCATTTACTATATTGGCACTAGCTATAGTTATGTCTGTTGGTAAAGCACCAGCACCTAGTTTTGTAAGACCAACAGAATCATTTAATAATTTACTACCATTTATATTTGCAGAACTATTTATATCAGCATCAACAATAGTATTGTTGGTAATCATTGTTGAAGTAACTGTTTGTGTATCACCTGTTGTTACAACTGCACCACTTACATCAGGAAAAGTAATAGTCCTATCAGCAGTAGGGTTTGTTACTGATATTGTTGTTTCGTTTGCATCATCACTACTACCTTCAAAAACTATTGACCCTGTAAGAGTTTGTGAACC